AGCCTAACAGCAAGCCTGTACAAGTACAAGTACCTTGTATGGAAATGTATGGCGACAACTGCAATATTTTAGCAGAAGTACGCGGTTGGTTTAAAGACGCAAGTCTAGAAGACATGGGTCGTAAGTACTGGAAAAAGCGTTCATACGTATTCCAAGGCTTCGTAACAGATAATCCGTTACAAGAAGACTCTACACCAGAGAATCCAATCCGACGCTTTATTATTGGACCACAAATCTTTCAAATCATTAAACAGGCTCTTATGGATCCTGATATGGAAGAGTTGCCAACAGACTACACAGGTGGTGTAGACTTCCGTCTTAACAAAACTAGTAAAGGTGGTTATGCAGATTACAGCACATCAAATTGGGCACGTCGAGATCGTCCATTAGGTGATGCAGAAATGCAAGGTATTGATACACACGGGTTATATAACCTAGGTGACTTCCTTCCAAAGAAGCCAGACGCAATTGCAGTAAAGATTATGCAAGAAATGTTTGAAGCATCAGTTGACAATCAACCATATGATGCAGATCGTTGGTCACAATACTTCCGTCCAGCAGGTATGCAGTCACGTACAGGCGATCCAAATATCGCAAGTGCAGGCGGCACAGCAACTTCGAGAACTGCGGATGCACCAGTTGCAACTCCAGTAGTAGAAGCAGTAGCGGCACCTTTTGCGGCAGACGTAGCAACAGCTGAAGCATCTTTTGCGGCACCAGTTGCAGAAGCGGCACCAGCGGCAGCGGCACCAAGCGGCGATGCAAGTGATATACTTGCAATGATTCGCGCCAGACAAGCCTAAAATTAGGTACACCATGTAGGGGAGAAATCCCCTACACTACTTTGACTTTTTAGGAGAAAACATGGCTAAGTCATTCGACGTAAGCAAGTTCCGTAAGGACTTGACTAAAAGTATCTCAGGCATGAGTACAGGATTTAACGATCCTACTGATTGGATCAGTACAGGATCATATGCACTAAACTATCTTATCTCAGGAGACTTTCATAAAGGTGTTCCACTAGGTAAGGTTACTGTGTTTGCAGGTGAATCAGGAGCAGGTAAGAGTTATTTCTGCGCTGGCAACATTGTAAAACACGCACAGGATCAAGACATCTTTGTAGTACTAATTGACACAGAGAATGCACTTGACGAGAGCTGGTTGCAGGCATTGCAAGTAGACACAAGCCCAGAAAAGTTACTCAAACTCAATATGAGTATGATCGACGATGTGGCAAAAACTATCTCAACATTTGTTAACGACTATCGTGCAATGGACGAAGAAGACCGTCCTAAGGTATTGTTTGTAGTTGACTCATTGGGTATGTTACTAACACCTACTGACGTTGATCAGTTTAACAAGGGTGATATGAAAGGTGATATGGGTCGTAAGCCTAAGGCATTGACTTCACTTGTTCGTAACACAGTTAACATGATTGGCTCATTAAACGTTGGACTAGTATGTACTAACCACACATATGCATCGCAAGATATGTTTGACCCAGATGATAAAATTAGTGGCGGCGCAGGCTTTATCTATGCATCAAGTATTGTTGTTGCAATGAAGAAGATGAAGTTAAAAGAAGATCTAGACGGCAATAAGATCTCAGAAGTTATGGGTATACGTGCTGGTTGTAAAGTAATGAAGACTCGTTATGCAAAGCCTTTTGAAGGTGTGCAAGTGAAGATTCCTTATGAGACTGGTATGAATCCGTACAGTGGTCTAGTTGAATTGTTTGAGAAGAAGAACTTGTTAGTTAAGCAAGGCAATCGACTCAAGTACATTGACTTAAATGGTGAAGAACATCTTGACTATCGCAAGCAATGGTTAGGTCCTAAGCTAGACACTATTATGGCAGAGTACGATGAAAAGATGAAGCCGTCAGTAGTTGTTGATGATGTCATGGAAGATGCAACCGAAGAGCAAATTGAGGAAGCAACTACTAATGAATGATGAACAGATCGTAGAGGTATGGGTTATTTTTAAAGAGTACCTAGATAAGAAGCATATTGAAATGGCTGCAGAGCGTTATGTTGATATGTTAGCCGACTATGGTACTGGCGAAGAAGTGCTAAGAGAGTGCTTCGGTAGCTGTAACGTTTTAGATCATGCAATTAATTATTATCTAGAACTTGATACCGAAGACTCACACGATGATGAAGACGACTTAGGTTGGGAAGAATAAATGGGTTGGTATAGCGAAGTAAGTAGAGACATCAGTAAGATACCTGATGCTGTTGCATTTTTTGAAAAAGAACTGCATGAAGCACGATTAGAGGTTAAGCTATCTGGTAACGTAGAGCGCTCTGCTTCGGCTATGCCAGGCATTGTTGAACATCGCTTCCACCAGTTACAAGAAGTAGAAGCGATCCTACACTATTTAAATATTGAGCTACGTAGGTTGCGTAGCTCATTTTTTAAGAAATATCTTGAAAATTATCAAAGGGCATTGTCTAGTCGTGACGTTGAAAAATACGTAGACGGTGAAACAGATGTAGTTGATATGGAAAAGATTATTAATGAATTTGCACTAATGCGTAACAAATGGCTAGCAGTCTTAAAAGGTCTCGATCAGAAGCAATGGCAGATAACTAATATTGTAAAACTAAGAGTAGCCGGAATGGAGGATGCATCAGTATAATGAAATACACATTTGTAACAAGTCTTAACAACGAATATTGGAACTCAACATCAAAAGTAAACATACAAAGTTGGGCAGAACATCTTCCTAATAACGTAGACATTGTAGTATACAGTGAAGATGATATTGATGTCGGAGCAGTACACCCACGCATAATTTATAAAGAGTTATATAACGCATCACCAGATTTAGTTGCATTTAAAGAGCGCCACAAAGACGATCCGCACTATAATGGTCACATTGGCATGAAGCAAGAAGGTGGTACTAAAGCATTTAAATGGAGAGGAATTAAGTTTGCTCATAAAACATTTGCAATATTTGCAGAAGCTAAAGCGCAACAAGACAATTGGCTAGTGTGGCTAGATGCCGATGTATTAATGCACACACCCATGACACAGGAATTTTTAGATAAACTTTTTCCGGATCATAAAGCAATCACATACTTAGGTCGCCCGGGTGAGTACGACGAGTGCGGGTTAGTAGGTTATAATCTTAGCAACCCGATTGCTAGAGAATTTATTAACAATTTTGAAAATCAATATTTAACTGGATTGGATCACTTGCGTGAAACACATGACAGTTGGGTGTTCTTTCAGTTACGATTGTCGTATGAAGACCAAGAACCATTTTTGGATTTAAATCCAAATCCTATTAATGCTAAAAGTCCTTTTAACAACAGTGGCATAAATCAAGTTATGGTACATACTAAGGGTAATGCTAAAGAACGTATTCAACAAAAGTTTCTAAAACGATTTGCATTAGAAGCCGCCAGAGAAGACCGTAAGAAATTAATGGGAGATATGTTAGCAGAAACAATTCCAATAGCCGACGCTACTCGTAACCATACAGCGTCAACCAATGGAGATACACATGACTGAACTAGCAGACCATTTAGGCGGACATGCTAATAAAACACATCTTGATGTTGGCGCACTAACTTGGCTTAAACAAGAATTTAATGCAACTACATACTTAGATATCGGTTGCGGCCCTGGCGGAATGGTAGCCCTTGCAGGTACTATGGGCCTTGACGCAACTGGAGTTGACGGTGATCATACATTAGTTAGACCTAATAAAAATACATTTTTACTGCACGACTTTGCAACTGGGCCAATTAAATTAGACAAGCAATATGATTTAGGATGGAGTGTAGAGTTTGTTGAGCATGTAAACGAAGAATTTATTCCAAACTATATTACTGCCTTCCAATCATGTAAAGTAATTGTAATGACATATGCTCCACCAGGATGGCCCGGTCACCATCATGTTAACTTACAAGAAGAAGACTACTGGATTGCTAAAATGGCAGAATACGGATTAATACATAGTGCTGAATTAACAACTACACTACGTGAAGTATCTACAATGAACTATCCTAAGAAAGCTAAAAAAGCATTTGTACGTAACAGAGGCTTAGTGTTTATTAATGACAATTAAAGTTGTTGCAATTAAAGAATTGCTTTGGTCGTGGCATCCAATTCCTTCAAGTTGGATCGTAGTACCTGCATCAGACTTAGATACTATTAATAGTGCAGACGTACTTGTGCAAGCAAATATTAAACAAAATAAGAAAGAAAGAAAGCTAGGTAAGTTTTATAACATTATAGAAGATAGTAATAAGCCTTGGATATGTGTTGAGAGTGCTGTGTTTAGACGTAACATGCCACATCCTGATCCTGGCAAGCCTGGCAAGTCTTATCATAGATTCAGTTGGTATAGTTATTTTAGAGACGAAGGATATTATAACAATCTTAATTGTCCTGACGATAGATGGAAGCAAGTAAAAGCTGATCAACAACTTGAAGTTAAAGATTGGCGCACAAAGGGCGAGTATGTATTATTAACATTACAACGTCCGGGCGATAGTAGCTTAAAAAATCTATTAACAAAGCATGGTTCGTACAAAGGGTTTTTAGAGTTTACTATAAACGAAATTAAGAAACATACTGATAGAAAAATATTAGTAAGGCCGCATCCTAGTAGAAGAAACGACCAATTAAAAATGCTTGCTGACCTAAACTTACCTGGAATTGAAATAAGCAACAACGTATCAGCTGAAGGATTTTTATCTGGAGCAACTGCATTACAAGCCGACTTTGATAGAGCATGGGCTGTTGTAGGATTTAATAGTAACGCACTTACTGAAAGCATTATGGAAGGAATACCTACATTTAGTATGTGTCCTAGTAGCATGGCTTGGGATTGCAGTAACAAAGACTTATCTACTATTGAATCTCCATTAACGTTTGATAGACAGCAATGGTTAAACAACTTATCGTACTGCCAATGGCGCGAAGATGAATGTATTGCAGGGTTACCTTGGGAACATTTAAAACCATTGTATCCAAATCTATTACAGGACCATTAAGTGCTAGTATAAGTATTAGCATGAATGTAGTATTAGTCACAGGTGGATTTGACCCACTACACAGCGGGCATATTGCCTATTTTAAAGAAGCAAAGAAATTAGGCGATCGATTAATCGTTGGCCTAAATTCAGACGAATGGCTTGAGCGTAAAAAGGGCAGGGCATTTATGCCTTGGAATGAACGCCTATGCATTGTAAACAACTTACAAATGGTAGACGAAGTTTTTACATTTATGGACGATGATGATTCTGCTATAAATTTTATAAAACAAGTTAAAGCACACTATCCCAACGATAAAATAATATTTGCCAATGGCGGGGACCGAACATCTGAAAACATCCCTGAGATGGCAGTTGAAGGTGTAGAGTTTGTATTTGGTGTCGGTGGAGAAAACAAAGCTAACAGTTCGAGCTGGATACTAGAAGAGTGGAAAGCGCCTAAGACTGAAAGAGTATGGGGATATTATAGAGTGATACACGAATATGATAAACACACTAAAGTGAAAGAACTTATAGTTGCACCCGGAAAGATCCTAAGTATGCAACGTCATGCAAACCGTGCCGAGCATTGGTTTATTGCAGAAGGTACTGCAACAGTGTATACGTTGGATGCTAGTACAGATGTAGATATCTACGGCACTTTCCAACAACACCAGTCATTGCACATACCATTAGGCATGTGGCATCAATTAGCAAACGAAACTGATGTTCCATTAAAATTAGTTGAAATACAATACGGTACTAACTGCATTGAAGAAGATATAGAAAGAAAAGATACATGAAAGTATTTGTAGGTTATGACACACGAGAAGACATTGCATATCAAGTATGCAAGCACAGTCTTGAATCTCGTAGTAAAGACGTAGAAGTAAAACCCTTAATACAATCTAAACTTAGAGAGGCAGGATGGTATACTCGTCCTGTAGATAAACTTGCAAGTACAGAGTTTACGTTTACTCGCTTCCTTATACCTGAACTTACTAACTTTAGTGGATGGGCATTGTTTTGTGACAGTGACATTATCTTTTTAGATGACGTTAAAGAATTGTTTGATCAAGCAGATGACAAGTATGCAGTAATGTGTGTTAAGCACGACTATGCACCTAAAGAAGGTATTAAGATGGATGGGCAAACACAAACAGTTTATCCACGTAAGAACTGGTCAAGTGTAATGTTGTTTAATTGTGCGCATCCTAGTAATGCAAAATTAAATATGGACCTAGTTAACGAACCAGAAATTAACGGAGCATACTTACATCGCTTTAGTTGGTTAACTGACGAAGAGATTGGAGATTTAAGTTACGAATGGAATTTCTTAGTTGGTCATTACAAAGACGGAAGCCCAAAGGCTTTACACTATACAGAAGGCGGTCCGTGGTTTGAAAACTACAGGAACTGCGAATTCCATACGGAATGGAAACAAGAACTACAGGATATGATGAATGACTCAAATAAATAGCAGTTCGGTAATACCACCACAACTTGCAATAGATCCAGACGATGGTATAATTAAGGCCTGGCAAGAAGGTACTGATGCAAAGTATGTTACTAGTTATAAAGAGTTAAAAAATCATTCATTGGATTTGCCAGTTGCTATTAGAAGTATGGCTAGTAGAAAAGCTGTTAGAGAATGCGAAGCAACCGGAAGAGACTTTTACTATATTGATACTGGATACATAGGCAATAGACAAAAGCGTAAAATATATCACAGAGTAGTTAAAAATGGTATGCAACATAGTAACTTTACAGACGTGCCTGATGATAGATGGCGCACGTATGTTGAGTCAACTCCTGGATTACAATACTTAACATTTCCTGGTTGGAAGAAAGATGGCGGGCCTATATTATTAGTAACGCCTAGTGATAAGCCTTGTAAGTTTTATGGTATAAATAGACAGGAGTGGTTAGACACTACAATAGCAACAATTAAAAAACATACTAGACGGCCTATAATTATTAGAGATAAAGGGTTAAGAAGAGAGCGGATTGGTAACGGATCAATATACAATCAACTTGATGACGATAATATTTTCGCAGTTGTTACATATAATAGTATAGCGGCAACTGAAGCCATAGGGTATGGCGTGCCTGCATTTGTTAGTGCGCCGAACATTGCTGATATGCTTTGTGAAAAAGACCTAACCAAGATAGAAACGCCGTTGTATTCAGACACATCTTTAGTTGAGAAGTGGCAACATTGGGTTGCATACTGTCAATATACTACAAATGAAATGGCTACCGGCACTGCCTATCGTTTAATAGAGAAGTATAACTTATCATGATAACTGTAGCATCGTACTTAATGGGAATACCTCCAGGCAATAGAAATCTAGAGAAGCCTGCAATCATTAACAACTTCATTGAAGGTGTTAACAAAGTAGGAGACAAGGGAGCAGTTGTTACCGGATGGCATCCTATGAATACTGATGTTGCTGTTTTACAAGGGTTTGTACATGCAGATAGTAAGCAAACTAAACACTTGTTGCTACGTAAAGCAGTGTACGATAACCAAATTAAAAGAGGCAAACGTTGCTTAATTGTTGATGCAAATTTATTTTTGTATGCAGATAGAACAAATGCTAAAGGCTATTTGAGATATAGTTACGATGGCATATTCCCTACAACAGGAGAGTACTGTTACGACAATCCAAATCCTGCACGTTGGGATAAGCTAAAAGCAGACATGAATATACAAGTTAAGGATTGGAGACTTAACAACGGTAAGGATATATTAGTATGTTGTCAGCGTGACGGCGGGTGGAGCATGGACGGACAAGGTGTTGTTAAATGGCTTGTACACACTATAGGACAAATACGTGCGCACAGCGATCGTACTATAGTAATACGATTTCATCCAGGTGATAAAAAGATTGGCGGTCACATTAAAATGTTAGCCGGTTACCGAATTCCAAAAGTAAGAATTAGTTATACTGATAGTATAATGGAAGACTTTGCAACAGCGTATGCAGTAGTTAACTATAATAGCAGTCCGGCAGTAGCAAGTGCTATTGAAGGAATACCAACATTTGTACTTGATCCAACTAGAAGTCAAGCTAGTGATGTTACGCATCACTCATTAGCTGATATAGAGAATCCAAAAGAATTTGATAGAGAACGCTGGTTACAAAAACTAGCACAGTGTCATTGGACACTTGACGAACTTAAAACAGGTGAAGCTTGGCAGCACCTAAAACAATATGTATAAAGGAACAGACATGCAAATTACAGCAGTTACAACATTTCATTACGAAGGCTTAATGGTTTATGGACAAAGATTTTTAGATAGCTGGGCTAAAAATGTAGACCCGTCAATTAAATTGTTAGTGTATGCAGAAGACTGTAATCCTATTGTAAATTCAGATAACATTATTGTATTAGATGCTAAAACAGCACTACCTAAGTTAAATGCATTTAAGTCAAGATGGGGCGCTGTTCCTAAAGCAAACGGAACGCCACCGCAAGAAATTATTGATAAACGACCACGTGATCATCATAAAGCATTCAAGTGGGATGCTGTAAGGTTTGCTAATAAAGTATATGCTGTATTTGATGCATGCGAAAGATCTGAGGATTGGGTAGTATGGATTGATGCAGATACATACGTACATAGTCCCTGGAGTAGAGAAGACTTTGAACGACAGTTGCCCAACGAAAGTTGGATGACATTTGTAGGCAGAGGCACTGGATCACAAACTTGGCCAGAGTGCGGCTTTTACGGAATGAATCTAAACACTGCTAAGTGTAAAGAGTTTCTTGTAGAGTTTGAACGCATGTATGTAGATGCAGACAACGGTATCTTTACATTAGATGAATGGCATGACAGTTATGTGTTTGGTAAAATATTAAACAAGATGCGTTTTGAAGATGCACATGTGTTTGATTACAGCGCAGGCATTTATGTCAAGACAGCAAAGACTGGCGGTGGAGGACATCCTCTTATTAACACAGAACTAGGTCGATGGATTGATCATATGAAAGGCGGGCGCAAACAGAAACGCAAGAGTCAACTAAAAGACTTAATGAATGCTAGACCTGAAGCGTACTGGAATGAAGTTTAGTCTTTGGACAGAATATGGCGCACTTAATAGCAAGCCTGTGTTTACTGCTTTTGCAAACAGCCTTATGGATAACGGTCATACTGTTATCTATAATGATGATAGCGCCGATATTAATGTTATTTGGAGTGTACTATTTAATGGCCGGATGGCAAGAAATAAAGCAGTATGGGACCAAAAGAAACCAACTATAGTATTAGAAGTCGGTGGCATTAAACGAGGCACAACATGGAAGGTGGGACTAAATGGAATTAACAGAGATGCTTACTTTGGGCCTAATAGCAATGACGATGCTCGCGTATTATCACTGGGGCTAACATTACAGCCTTGGAGAACCAACAGCGATTTTATTCTAATATGCGGACAACACGATAAGAGTTTACAATGGCAAGGTATGCCTAGTATGAGCCAATGGCTATTAGACACTATCGATACTATTCGAACACACAGTGAACGCCCTATACTATTCCGACCACATCCTAGATGCCCGTTACCAACTATTGAAAACGAATTTAAAAATGTTTATAGACAACAACCAGTACAACTGCCAAACAGTTACGATGACTTTGACATGGGATTTGACAACGTACACGCTACTATAAGCTACTCTAGCAACCCGGGTGTGCATAGTATCATTAACGGCATTCCAGCGTTTGTAGGCACCAGCTCGTTAGCGTATGACGTTGCTAACGACATAGACTTCATGCACGATATAGAAGATCCATTTATGCCAGATAGAACACAATGGCTTAACGATTACGCACATACAGAATATACACTTGAAGAAATATCACAAGGACTTCCGCTTAACCTCTTGACTTCTAAGCTATAATACGTTATAATAGTTGTATGAGTATAAAAACAATTGAAGACTGCCTTGAGGCACTAGTGGGTTTAGTAGACATTACTGACGTACCGTTTAAGGTACAATCTGAAGATTACACTATCTTATCTAGCATTGCTAGACAAGTGTTCAACGGAACAGCATTTACTGACAGACAATATAATGTAGTTAAACTTAAATTAACTACATCGTATTCTGACCAGTTCGCTTCTATTGATAATTTTTATATTGCATTAGATACATTACGGATGCCTCTACGTCAGATTGACAGGAGTCATTGGGTTAAAGTTGTAGAACACAACGGCAAACAATGTATCGGTATTAGGTTTCCATTTAGTAAGAAGTATATTGGCTTAATGGAAAAGTTAGCTTGGAAACACAAGAAACATTACTCACACGATAAAGGCACACACTTACATCACTTTGAATTGAACGAAGTAACGATACACGATGTCGTCAAGGATGTAAAAGAGCGGGGAACTTTTTTAATTGAACCTCAATTATTAGAAGCCTTTGAAAAGATTGCGGTTATAGTTAACAGTCCGCAAGACTACATTCCGGGAGTATACAATGTGGAACTAAAGAATTTACCAAGTAGGACAATAGACTATATTATTTCAGACATAGGAGATCCTAAAGATACTCCGTTATATAAGTTTAAAGATAGAGGGTTACAGTACGGATTAGAATATTTTGATCAACCTGAATTAGACAATTCAATAAATGTATTATCTCCACTTACACAAAAGATGATACGAAGAACAGCTAACATTGTTTTTGTAAACAGCAACACTTGGTCATTAAATGCAGTGTATGCAGGTCTATTAGAATTGAATAGATTTCCATTGTTAGTAGTATTATCAGCAAACGATGAGGAAATATTAGATCAATTAATTAGTACACACTCAGCAGTGCAAGGCTTTATTAACAATTCAGAAATATCAGTCATGTTTAGAGTAGATAATAATGCGGACAGTAATCATCCATTTAACAAATACGTTAAAAATAATGGTATTAATAATAAGGTTGACAAAACCACTAAGATAGTGTATATTAATAATACAAAGTATCCAAAACCTGTATTAACATCAGACTGGAATAATAGTACTACTCTGTATATGGGTAGTACTAGGAACTCTAGAGTTGACTGTGTGGCATCTGCAAAAGATTTAGTTATTCATTATGACACAGATGTTACTCCGATGGCTAAGGGCTTTAACGTAAACATAGAGAAACTTTAATGGCAACATGTAAACTAATTATACAAGACGAAGTAAACATTAAGTTAGAAGGTCTAGACGTTGACATGCGGCGCAAGCTATCTCAGGCACTCAAGTTTGAAGTGCCGTATGCAAAGTATATGCCGCAGTACAAGCTAGGACGCTGGGATGGCAAAGTTGCTTTCTTTGGTTTAGGCGGCAGTGGTTATGTTAATCACTTAGGAACTATTCAAAAAGTATTACAAAAGTACAATGTAGAAATTACAGCAATTGAAGACAATCGTAATCTAATTGATTTAAAGTTTACTCCAGTCACAGAACGCTATTGGGCAGACCAAGGTGTATGTTGGCCTGAAGGACATCCTGTAGCAGGCACAGAAATTATCTTGCGTGATTATCAAGTAGAAGCAGTTAATAACTTTCTTAACAATCCACAGAGCTTGCAACAGATTGCTACTGGTGCAGGTAAAACAATTACTACAGCAACACTATCACACATAACTGAGCCTTACGGTCGTAGTCTTGTAATTGTTC